GGCCGAATGGACCTTGCACGCCACGCGAAAGCGATTGCCGCTTTCGCATCATCCATCATAGCCGCGCTGGCGCTGTTCGGGGCCTGCGCGGCGCTGGGCATCGGCACCCCTTCGGTGCTGATCGCCGCGCCATTCGTGGCCACGCTGACCGCCGCCGTGGTCTGGTGGGTGCCCAACCGAACCCACGGTTTCAACGTCAACGATATCGCCGACGTCCTGATCGACGCCGGTTTCGATGCCGTTGCCCAACATCAGGAGAACGCCGATGACCGACCACCCCAAGGCGCTGCATCCGGTCAGGGTTGATGGCAGGACCATCGCCCCGGGCGGGCAGATCGACCCGGGCAAGATCGACCCGGCGCGGCTGGAGCGGCTGATCGCCAAGGGCCGGGTGGCACCGGGCGCCGAGGCGGCGCCGGTCAACCGCGCCGAAACCACAACGGGCCGGCCCGCGCTTGGCCTGCCCGATGCCGGCGCCGCGCCATGATCGAGGGTGCCGCCGAATGGGCGGTGTTCACCGACCCTGACGTGTTCGGCGAACCCGTCACCTACACCGGCCAGGCGCAAGCGCCGGCGCAGATCACCGGCATCTTCACCGCCGCCCGCGCGGTGGTGGTGGCCGGCCCCGGCCCCGGCGTGGCCACCACCGAACCGGTGCTGAGCATCGCCGCCAGCGCCCTGACCTTCACCCCCGCGCAGGGCGATCAGGTGACACTCGCCCGGTCGCACCCCGGCTTTCCGGCGGGCACCACCTTGATCGTGGCCGACCCGCAACCCGATGGATCCGGCTTGATCCGCATCATTCTGAGAAGGAACTAGACCATGTTGAAAGGCAAGGACGGGATCGTCAAGACCGGCTCCCCGCTGGCGGCGCTGGGCGCCGTGCAGAACTGGAATGTCGATGAACAGGCCGATGTGGTGGCCGGGTGGGGCATGGGCGATGCCGCCGAATCCGCCTTCACCACCATCAAACGCTATTCCGGTTCGGTCGAGGTGTATCTGAATTTCGCCGATGAATCCGACGACCTGGCCGTGGGCGACGAGGTGGCGATGGAGCTTTATCCGGGCGGCGAAACCACCGGCTCGGGCTATTTCTCGGGCACCGTTCTGGTCACCGGGCTGGCGCGTTCGGGGGCCAAGGATGGCATTCCGGCGCTGACCATCAATTTCCGCAACGCCAGCGGCGTGCTGAGCAAGGGGACCGTGGCCTGATGAATGACGCCCTGACCGCCCTGACCGGGCATTATGACCGGTTGCGCAACCAGACTTTCACCGTGCCCGGCGTGACCCGGGCCGATGGCAAACCGCTGGTGGTGCATTTCAACCCGCCGACCAATGCCGAGGGCCAGCGGATCCGCCAGCGCGCCGGCATCAGCGACGAGGCGAAAGTGACCCTTTATACGGTGATCTTTCTGGCCAAGGACGAAAACGGCAACCGGCTGTTCGAGGATGACGCCGAAACCGTCAAGGCGCTGACCGAGAACGTGCCGGGCCGGGTGCTGGCGCAGATCGCCAATGCGATCATGCGGTTTTCGACCGAGGCCGACCTGGGAAACTGATGCAGTCGAACGGTGAGGCGCGGTTTATCTACGCCCTCGCCGTTCGGCTCAAGAAATTCCCGTCCGAGATCATCGACCGCCCGATTGAAGAACTGCGCGCGCTCCACGCCTTTCTGGAATGGGACGCGCAGGCACATGCCAGGAGATGACCCATGGGTATCAAGGATCTGTTCTTCAAGATCACCGCCCGCGACCAGACCGGCCCGGCCTTCGGGTCGGTCAACCGCCGGTTGCGCGAAACCGATGGCCTGTCGGCCCGGGCCAGTGATCGCATCAACCGCGCCGGCAAGGCCATGCGCAACTATGGCGCCGCCGGATCGCTGGCCACCGGCGGCATCCTGTTGCATTTCCGCGATGTGATCGGGCTTTACGATGAACAGGCGCGCGCCGAGGCCAAGGTGGCGCAGGCGGTGCGCCAGACCGGCGGCGCCGCCGGCTTTACCGCCGATCAGCTTTACAAGCAGGCATCGGCCTTGCAGGACGTCACCCGGTTCGGTGACGAGGCCATTCTGGATGGCGTGACCGCACAACTGCTGACATTCGGCAACATCTCGGGCGAGGTTTTCACCGGGGCGCAGGATGCCGCGCTTGATCTGTCAACCATGCTCAATGGCGACCTGAAAGGCGCGGCGATCATGCTGGGCAAGGCGCTGAACGATCCGGCCAAGGGTCTGAGCGCCATGAGTGATGCGGGTATCACGTTCAGCGATGCGCAGGCGCAGGTGATCAAGGATCTGGCCAAGACCGGCGATATCGCCGGGGCGCAGAAACTCATTCTTGAGGAGGTCGCCATGTGGTACGGCGGCCAGGCCGAGGCCGCGCGCCAAACCGGCGCCGGCATCCTGGACGCCTGGCACAACACATGGGGCAATGTGAAAGAGGTGATCGGCGGGGTGGTGGCCGAGGTTCTGCCGCCGATCATCGAAATGCTGAAATCGATTACCGGCTGGTTTCAAAGCCTCACCCCCGAGGGCCAGAAAACCGTGGTCATGCTGGGCGCGCTGGCGCTGGCAATTCCGCCCGTCACCGTGGCCCTCGGCCTGATGGCGGTTGCGGTCAACGCCTTGATGGGGCCGGTCGGGCTGGTGGTGCTGGGCTTGGGCGCGCTGGCCGGTGCCGCCGCCTATCTGTGGCCGGAAACCGACAAGGCCACGCAATCCATCGACCTGCTGACCGGTGCCATCGGTGACGAGATGACGCAGGCGCAGCTTTTGCAGGGCGTTATGGCCAGCGATGTGTCGATGAGCGTTTCGGCGGCCAAGCAGAAACTTGCCGAGGCCCGGGCGCGGCTGGCCAACGTGCAGGCAATCTATGAGGAAAAGCGCGCCCTCGGGCTGGCCGAGGGCGGGCGCGTTGGCGTGGGCGCCATGTCGATGCCGCAGTGGCAGGCAGACGAGATCAACGCCCACACCCGCAACGGCACCTTGCAGCAAAGCCGCTATCGCACCAATGACGGATCCAGCCCGTTCGATCCCCGGGCGCAGGCCGAATACGAGGGCCGGGTCGACTGGAGCGGCAATACCGGCGTCAAAGACCCGATCTTTTCGCCCGAACATGCCGCCGATATCGACCTGATCACCGGCAATATCGCCGCCCTTGAGGAGGCGATTGCCAATGCCGAAAACGGGGTCGTCACCTTCGGCAACGGGCTGGTGGTGCCGATTGAGACCGCCAACCGGCTCAAGCAGGAAATCGGCGGCGGCGGCGGGCTGAATGACAAGCTGACGGAGTTGACCGAGACCACCGAAAACTATGCCAAGTCGGAAATGTGGGACAGTATCAAGGGCAACCTCAAGGCGCTGGCCTTCGAGGGGCAATCCTGGGCCGATACCTGGAAAGGCATCTTCGGTTCGGTGGTTGATCGGCTGTTCGATCTGGCGTTTTCGCCGGCCTGGGATGCGCTGTTTGACAATATCGAATCCGCCTTTGGCAAATCCACCGGATCCGGCAAACCGGGCAGCGGCGGCAACGCGCTGGGCAACATCTTTTCCGGTTTCGGCGATTGGGTCGGCAATATCCTCGGGCTGGATAGCGGTGGCGATGTGACGGTGAGCGGCAAGGCCGGCATCGACCGCAACATGACCGTGTTGCGCACCTCTGACAACGAGCGCGTGAGCGTGCGCCGCCAGGGTGACAGCGGATCCGGGGCGCAGGTGATCGTCAACATCCAGACCGCCGATCCGCAAGCCTTTCAGGCCAGCCGGGCGCAGATCGGCCACCAGATCGCCCGCGCCGTGGCCGCCGGAAACCGCGCCGCCTGACCGGCCCCGGCACCACATGGCGCATCAACCTGGGAGTCCCGCATGGCGCATCTCGACCTTGAGTTTCCGCGCGATATCGCGCAGGGCTGCCAGGCCATCCTTGAGCGCCGCGACGAGGTGGTGACGCTGGCCAGCGGCCACGAGGAAACCAATCAGCGATGGACCCACGCGCGGCGCTCATGGGCGGCGGGGCTTGGCATCCGTTCAAAGCACGATCTTGCCAAGGTGGTGGCGATCTTCGAGGAGGTGCGGGGCCGGGCCAATTCGTTCCGGTTCCGCGACTGGCTGGATTGGCAGTCTATCACCGGCCCGGGGGCGATCACCGCCACCGATCAGCCGCTGGGCGCCCCGGTGCCGGGCAGCACCGAATATCAGGTCGCCACCGGCGATGGCGTCACCACCGCGTTTCAGATCGTCAAGCGGTACGGCACCGTCAACCCCTATCTGCGCCCGATTGCGCTGCCCCATGCCGCCGGGTTGCGCGTGGCCGTGGCCGGGGTCGAGGCGGTGTCGGGCTGGAGCCTGTCGGCCACCGGCGGCGTGCTGACCTTCGACACCGCGCCCAGCGCCGCCGCTGCCCTCACCGCCGGCTTCACCTTCGACGTGCCGGTGCGGTTTTCGCAAAGCACGCTGTCGGTCGAATGGGCCTACTTCAACGACACCGGTGGCGCCGGCGCCGCCCCCGATATCACCCTGATTGAGAAACGCCTTGATGGCCTGATTTGAGGTATTTCATGGATATCGTTGATGAATGTGAGATCGGCGGTTGCCGGTTAATCCTTGGTAATGCCCGCAAGGTGGTGCCCACGCTCCCCCCCCCCGGAGGTGATCGTGACGGATCCGCCATACGGCATGGCCTTTGTGAGCGCGCACCGCAAAGTGAGGCACAGGGTAATTGCCAATGATCACGACGATAGTTTGTTGCGTTGGGCCTGTGCGCTTGAGCCGCGTCATTCGGCTTACATTTGGATGCGGTGGGATAACCTGGCCGCGATACCCCGCCCCAAATCACTGATAACTTGGGTGAAGCCAAATCACTCCATGGGCGATCTACAGCATGAACATGGGCGACAAACCGAGGTTTGTGCCTTTTTTGCGGGCATTGACCCCAACGATGTTGTGCGCGCGCCAACCACCGGCAATCCCGACCATCCTACGCAAAAGCCGGTTGGCCTGATGTGTCAAGTGATCGACTGGACCGATGGCGTGGTGTTGGACCCGTTCATGGGTAGCGGCACGACACTTGTGGCAGCCGCCCGCATGGGCCGCCGCGCCATCGGGATTGAGCTTGATCCGAAGTATTTCAAGGTGGCCTGCCGGCGCGTGGCACAGGCTGCGTTGAGTGGCGATCTTTTCGCCGCAGAATAGGAGGCGCTGTCATGACCACTTACCGCTGGTTCCGGTTCTTTCGCCAGCACGGCAACGGCATTCTTGCCGCCCTGCGCAAGGCCCTGCTGATCCGCCGCGCCACCCGCGTGCAGGTTTTTCCGATGCGGAGGTTCTGAGCGATGAGCGATTACACCGATGCCCTTGAAACCGGATCGACCACGCTGTGCCGGTGCTTTCGCATCGCCCGCGCCGATGGCGTGGTGATGGGCTTTGCCGATCATGATGCCGATGTGAGTTTTGACGCTGTGACCTATCGCGCCGGGGCGGCGCTGAGTGCCAGCGAGGCGGCCTCGACCCTCGGTCTGGCGCCCGATGAAATGGACGCCACCGGCGCGCTGTCATCCGATGCCATCACCGAGGCCGATCTGGTGGCTGGGGTCTATGACGGTGCGGCGGTCGAGGTGTGGGATGTCAACTGGCGCGATACCGCCACCCGTGCCCTGCTGGGGCGCTATACCGTGGGCGAGGTCGAGCGCGGCGGGGTGGCGTTCCGGGCCGAGTTGAGATCGCTTGCCGCCTCGCTGGATCAGCCCGAGGGCCGGTTGCACACCACGCTGTGCGATGCCCGCCGGCTGGGCGATGGCAGGTGCCAGTTGGACCTTGCCGCGTGGCAGGCCCCGGCCACGGTGCTGCGCGCCGCCGGGCTGGAGGTGGTGGTGAGCGGGCTAGAGGGTTTCGCGCCCGGGTTCTTCGACCGGGGGATCGCCGAATGGACCGGCGGCGGCAATGCGGGTGCCGCTGGCGATATCCGGGTAAGCGCCCGATCCGGCACCGAGGTCACGCTGTCGCTGTGGCGGTTGCCGGCCCGGGCCATTCTGGCGGGCGACACGCTGCTGGCCACCGCCGGTTGCGACCGCACCGCCGTCATGTGCCGCGACCGTTTTGCCAATCTGGTCAATTTCCGGGGGTTCCCGCATATGCCCGGCGAGGCGTTCCTGCGCGATTACGGGCAGGAGGGCGATCCCGACCAGACCGGGGGCAGCCGCTTTGCCTGATTGCATCAATCCGGCGCTGGTGGTGGCGCACGCCCGCGCATGGGTGGGCACCCCGTTCGTGGTCCAAGGCGATCTTCGCGGCGCCGGCGCCGATTGCATCGGTCTGGTGCGCGGCTTGTGGCATGAACTGGCCGCCACCCGCGTGCCCGCCCCGCCGTGGCGCCGCGATTGGGCTTGCGTGCGCGCCGAGCCGATCCTTGACGGGTTGGCGCGTCATGTGGTGCAGGTGCCGGTGGCGCAGGCCCGGCCCGGCCATATCGTGACCTGGCGCATTGGCGCCAAGCGCGCCGCGCATGTGGCGATCCTGACCGATATCGGTGCAATTCATGCCTGGGAGGTTGGCGGGGTCAAGGAAACCGCGCCGCTTTACGGGCGCGAGATCACCAGCGCATGGGCGCTGCCCTGCCACCCCGAATGCCGGCCCGGCCCCGCCGCTCTGGCCATCGCGGATTGCCTGGCCGTGATCTATCCCGATCCGCTGGGGCCATATGCCGAGATTACGCTGATGACCGATGGCACGCCGCTGGCGCGCAGCGGGCATCATGCCTCGACCGGCGCGGCGCTGGCCGCCCTTGCCCCGATTTACCCGCATATCGAATCCGTGGAGTAACCCGTCATGGCAACACTTCTGCTTGGCGCCCTTGGCAGCGCCCTTGGCTCGTCGCTTCTGCCCACCGGGCTGAGCGTGTTCGGCAAGGCCATCGCTGGTGACGTGATTGGCCGGGCCATCGGCGGCGCCATCGGGCGCAGCATCGACCAGCGGCTGATTACCGCGCTGTCGCCGGCCACCAAGCAGGAAGGCCCCCGGCTGGAAACGCTCGACCTGATGACCAGTCAGGAAGGCGCCGCGCTGCCCGAGATCAGTGGCCGCGCCGCCGTGGCCGGCGAGGTGATATGGGCCACCAAGTTGAAAGAGGTGGCCGCCACCAGCACGCAAAAGGTCGGTTCGGGCAAGAACAAGCAAAAGGTGCAGACCACCAATTACAGCTATTTCGCATCCTTCGCCATTTCGCTGGGCGAGGGGCCGCTGTCCAGCTATGGCCGCATATGGGCCAACGGCAAGATTGTCGATCTTGGCACCATGATCAGCGAGGGCCGGGTGCGGTTCTATTCCGGAACCGAGGCGCAGATGCCCGACCCGTTGATCGACGCGATTGAGGGCGGGGCGCCGGCCTATCGCGGCACCGCCTACATCGTGTTTGAAGAAATGGCGCTTGAGGATTTCGGCAATTCCGTGCCGCAGATCAAGGTCGAGGTGTACGGCCCTTCCGGTGAGATGGAAACGCTGGTGCGCGGCGTCAACCTGATCCCCGGATCCACCGAATGGGGCTACATGCCCAGCGTGGTCAACAAGGAAGGCCGCGACAGCCAGGGCAACATCACCTATCAGGCCGCCGACAACGCGGTGCGGTTTTCCAAGGTGGCGGATTGGAAAATCTCGCTTGACCAGTTGGACGCCACCCTGACGCTGGCCGATACGGTCAGCCTTGTGGTGGCGTGGTTCGGCACCGATCTGCGCGCCGGCTTGTGCGAGATCGAGCCGCGCGTCGAGTTGCGCGACAAGGACACGGATGTGGCATGGGGCGCCGCCGGTCTGACCCGGGCCACCGCCAATCTGGTGTCGACCGGCCCGAACGCCCGCCCGGCCTATGGCTCGGCGCCCGCCGATGTTTCGGTGGTCGAGGCGATCAAGGATCTGCGGGCGCGCGGCAAGCGGGTGGTGCTTTATCCGTTCGTGATGATGGATATCACCGATACCCAAGCCTTGCCGAACCCCGATGGCGCCGGCGTGCAGGGCGCCTATCCGTGGCGGGGTCGCATTGCCCCGCGCAGCGGCGAGGATGCCGCCGCCGAGGTGGCCGCGTTCATGGGCACCGCAGCCCCCGGCGATTATGCCGTGGCCGGCGAGGCCGTGACCTACAGCGGCCCCGCCGAATGGCGGTTCCGCCGTTTCATCCTGCACCTTGCGCATCTGGCCAAGGCGGCGGGCGGGGTCGATGCCTTTCTGATCGGCAGCGAAATGCGCGGGCTGTCCATGGCCCCGGCGGCCCCCGGCGTCTATCCCTTCACCGCCGCCCTGCGCACGCTGGCCGGTGATGTGCGCGCCGTTCTGCCCACGGCCCTGATCAGCTATGCCGCCGATTGGTCGGAATACCATTCGCACCAGACCGGCGGCGATCTGCGCTTTCACCTCGACCCGCTGTGGGCGGATGCCAATATCGACTTTGTCGGCATCGACAACTATCTGCCGCTGAGCGACTGGCGCCCGGGCACCACCCATGCCGATTATGACAACGCCAAGGGCCACACCTCGCCCTATGCGCTGGATTACCTCAAGGGCAATGTCGAGGGTGGCGAATATTGGGATTGGTACTATGCCAGCGCCGCCGACCGGGTGGCGCAGGTGCGCATCCCGATCACCGATGCCACCTATGGCGAGCCGTGGGTGTATCGGCAAAAGGCCATCCGCGATTGGCGCAGTAATGCCCACCACGAGCGCCTTGGCGGCACGCGGGCGGGCACGGCAACCGCATGGGTGGCCGCATCCAAGCCGGTGTGGTTTACCGAATTGGGTTGTGGTGCCGTCGATCTGGCCGCCAACCAACCCAATGTGTTCTACGCGGTCAATTCATCCGAGGGCGCCTTGCCGTGGTTTTCGGCGGGCATCCGTGACGATTTCATGCAGCGCCAGTTTCTGCGCGCCTCGCTTGAGTGGTGGCGCGACAATGGTGGCGCTGCGGTGGCGGCTGAGAACATTCAGGTGTGGTGCTGGGATGCCCGGCCCTGGCCGGAATTTCCGTTGCAATCGACCCTGTGGTCCGATGGCCCGGACTGGTTTCGCGGTCATTGGCTGAATGGCCGGGCCGGCGCGGCGCCAGCGGCTGAGGCCATCGCCCGGCGCCTGACCGGGCGCCACGGGCTGAGCGAGGCCGATTTCGACCTGACCGCCTGCTATGGTCAGGCCGATGGCTATCCGGCATCGGCGCCGATAGGCTTTCGCGATTACCTCCAGCCGCTTGAGGTGGGTCTTGCCCTGCAAGCGCATGAGCGCGGCGGCAAACTGGTGGTCGAGGCGCGCGCAGCGGCGATCACCGCGCCCGATACGCCCGAGGCGATGATGGTCGATGCCGAGAATGGCGCGCTGTTCACCG